GTCAGGTTGTGCCTGATGAGGAAGTTTTTAAAGAACCACCACAAGTCAAAAAGGTTAAGAGGAAACCTTCTGAGAAACAACTTGCACACTTAAAGAAAATGAGAGAAAAGAAAGAAGCAAATAGAATAGCAAAGCAAGAATGGTTAGAAGAACAAAAGTCAAAACAAAAGAAGTTCGTTGAGGCAGAGGAGAAGGAAGTGTCCAGGGTGTCCAGGGCAAAACCCACTAAAATTAATAAAAAAATAAAAATTAATTCTAACCCTCAAATTAGTAATATTCCCCTGGACACTATGGACAGCAGAGCAGGTCGTCAGAATGAACCAATCAATCAATATGAAGAAGTAGAATATGAAAATCCAGAATATCAGGGGCAATATTATGAAGAACCTACCGCTCCTCCACAACAGCAAGTTGGTCTGTATCAGTTAAGTGCCGAACAGATACAAGAATTACAATTTAATGCTATTAATGATTATGATACAATTAGAAAACAACGCAAAGCAGAGAAAGAAGCACAGCAAGCACAGGAATATCTTAAAAGTCAAAGACAGAAAGTCTTTAAACAGATGAGAGGTTCTCAACAGCAATTTAATGCCAATGACCCTTGGGCGAGTTGCTTTAATTAATAATTTTATTAATTTCTTTTTTTTATAATGTCATAATATAAATATGTCAAGCAGAGGAACTACTAAGGCAGGCACATATGGCGGTCGTAGATTTCGTGAAAAGCAGAAGAAGTCTGAGAAACAGCAGAAGGAACTTGCTAAGGATATTAAGAAAGAACAGAAACAACGGGCACCTTCTACGAAACAGATACGAGATATCGGTAGTATAGCACCCGCAAGATTACCTCAGCGTGGTGAGGTTCTCAGAGCACCTCTTGGCAGAGGTGGATTGGGTTTCGCAGATGCTCAGTATAGGGATGAAGATGCTGAGGAGATACCATTGGTTGGTAAGAAACCTATGGTTGCATATTCTCAGGGTAGAGATGAAAGGGCAAGAGAAATACAGAGAGTTGTGAATACTATGCCATTAGTCCAAGATAGTAGATATTTAAATCTTATTCGGCGTGAAGTAGAACAGAGAAACAGAGTTATGTATAATCCTGATGTAGAGTTTGAGGATTTTAATGAACAAGAAGATATAGAAGAAGAACAAGCAGTTGAGGCAGGTATCGTTGATGAAGAAACTGGTGATGTAGAATATGGCACAGCAGACCCTGTATTAGGTGGGTTCGGTGAAGTTGATGCCTTAGATATAGACCCATTTTTAGAAGATGTTGAGGATGACCCAGATACAGATACAGATGAAGAAGTAGAAGCATTCGGTAGAGCATTAGATAAAGCAGGTGAGCAGAAGAACCTAAAAGAAGAAATAGAAAGAAGAAGAGAAGCAAGAAGACAGAAGAACTTATCTGTTCCAGGAGGTGAAAGAGCACCAGGTGGTATCTTCATAAGAGGATTAGCACCTGTTGAGAAGATGCCCACTAAGTATCCTATTGAGCAATATAAGAGAAAGAAAGCAACTAAGAAAGAAGGTGGTGGAACTAAATTAGATGTCGGTGCTAAGGGTAATCTTAAACCTACCGATGAATATATTAAATTACAAGAAGGTCGTATCTTAGATAGACGATTAGGTATGCCTGGCAGAGATATTGAGACTGGCACTCGTAGTAGAGTTAAGTTAGCAACAGAGAAACAACCTAAACGAGAATATGATTTAGGTATGGGAGTTAAACGAGACCCAAGAACTCGTAAGGTTCTAACTGATAAAAAAGGTAATCCTAAGATGGAAGCGAAGAAACTAACCATTGCTCCCAGACAGAAAGCAGTAGAAGAGTTCTGGGGTGTAGATAGAAAAGGTATGAGTAGAGAAGAAGATAACCCACCAACAAGAGACCCATATGAGGGTAGAAGAGCAATCGCCAAGGAACCAGGTAAGAGAGCAACTAAACGCAGAGAAGCAGATACGAAACACGCTCTGTATGTGAAAACTCAACGAGAAAAAGACCCAGACTATTTACCCAGAGGTTTTGACCCATTCTCATATGGAGCAGGGGCAAGTGTATATGATAAGAAATCTAATCCGAATGCTGTTCTGAAAACAGAAGGAGCAAGATTATATGAACCAGATGCAGTAGGTTTATCAAGTAATGATGTATTAATATCTGGCGGTAAGATTGCTGATACAACACCAACAAGTGAAGATATATCAGAAGCAGAGTTTAAGGCATTACAATCATATGAAAGAATACAAGACCCACCTATGATGAACGCTCAATCACAAGGAGTATGGACACCAGAACCACCTATGAATACTACTGGTAGTCAGGTATTACCTCCTGGCGTTGCTGTATCTGATGCTCAGATATTAAGAAACGCTTTCAGAGAGATGGGACAAGAACCTGATGAAGAGTTTATTAGACAACAGGTTAGTATGGTTCGCTAAAATTATTTTATTTTAGTTATATATAATGGAAAAGTCAGAACAGAAAGAGGAAACCTCCTCTGATGAAGAAACATTTGATGTAGCACCAGAGGCACCACAGATATTAAAAGTGAAAGACCCACCGAAAGAGAAAGTGAAACCACTTCATCCACATCTCCCACAACCTCCTGCTCTCTTACTTATGATAAGTCCTATAAGAACAGGTAAATCTACAATTATCAATAATTTATTATTAAATAGTAAGTTTTATGGTCAGGACTTCTTTGATGAAGTGATGTGTGTATCACCTACTATTTATAATGATAAAACTTCTCGCTTTTTAAAGAAAGCATTTGATTGTTATGATGAGTATGATGATAGTATTATTGATAATTTAATTGAGAAACAAGAAGGTTATGAAGACCCACAAGAGAGACCAGATATTGCTTTAATCTTAGACGATATTATTGGATTAATTAGAAGAGAAGCGAAAGTCAATCATTTAGCATCAAGGTTCAGACATTACAATATTAAGTTATTACTTATGAGTTCTCAGAATTATAGGAAAGTCAGTCCTGTCATTAGGTCTAATGCTACGAATATGATAATTGGAAGTCCTTTTCCAAATATGAAAGAACTTGGGAAAATTGCTGAGGAGATAGGAGACCAGTTCGGTGGTGCGGATAACTTTTTAAAGATTTATTACACAGCAACTCCCAATAAGTATGACTTTCTTTACTTAGACTTACAATCCAATCCTCCACTCGCTTATCACAACTTTGATAAGGTAATCGCAGTTGGCGGACAGCATAGAGAAGTAGGGGGATTTGAGGCAGGAGACATAGGAGCGAAACAAGCAGAGGTGAGTTCATCTATGCCTAAACAACAATATTAATTTTTAGATTTTTATTATTTTATTTATACTTATATAAATAATGGACATCGGAGCAGGCATACAACAAGGAACAGATTTAATGTCGGCAGGGGCAAGTTTTAATGCCGACCAGATGAGAGTTCAGGATGACTTAAATAGGCAAGCAACCGATAAGAAAAATACAACTATTAAGAATGCCAATATGGCAACAGATGCTGAAACTACTGGATTTAAATATTATGATTATTATGGTGTAGGTTCAGAGGGTCTTGATAGTGTGCTCACAGGTGCTAAGATATTTGGTGATGCTGTTAATTTTGATAGTGAAATCGCTGGATTTGGTGGTAAAGGTGTCTTTGGACAATCAGGTAAAGGTGCTGATGCTTTCTTCTCATATCAGACACAGAAGAATATAGTGAAAGGTAGATTTGGTCAGGCGAAAGCAACTATAAGAAGAGCAACTGGATTTGATGCTCCCGATAGCAGACCACAGAGTGCCCAAGAGTTAGGACTAACACAAGAGAGATTTGTTGGAACAGAAGATGAAGCAAGTAGATTGGCGAGAATGGGTCAGGGAGGTCAGGGTGTAGGTATCAGACCTGGTGCCAGAAATATTAATGCTCCCGCACCAACACCAGTAGAAAGACCACAGACAAGAATGAATAGAATATTTGGAGGAGAAAGCACAGGTCTTGGAACAAGAACAGGAGCAATCACTGGTGCTCGTGCTAATTATAGTTCAGGTTTTGAGACAACAATAGAACCTGCGAGAGAAGGAGTAGGAGTAGCAGATGATACTACTGATGCTGGTAAAGCAGTTATTAAGGCAAGTGGTGGTTTATTCTCAGGTGCGAAAGAAGCAGAAGCAGAAGGAGGTTTTAAAGGAGGAGTTATTAAGAAAATAGGAGGTTTCATATCAGATATGCCAGAAGGTCAGTTAGGAGCAGTTGCTGATGTTCTCGGTAAAGCAACTGGTTTCTTCGGTGCTGGTAAATCAATTTATGAAGATGTAAGTGGAGAGAGAAAAGATATGACTGGATTTCAGAAGATGGCGAATGACGCAGATATCATCTCTGGTGGTATAGATGCATTAAGTATTGCTATGCCAGTTCTCGCACCAGTTGGAGCAGTTGCCTCAGGTATTACAAGTATCTTAGATATTGGAGCAGGTGCTGAGGAAGCAGAAGAAAAGAAAGCGAAGACAGAACAAGAGGCAGATAAGACATTACAACAGGATGAAACTAAAAATCAACAAGCAGGTGTTTCTGTTGCTTCATTAGGTTCCGCTGGTCAGGTAGCGAAACAACAAGTGTCAGCATATTAATTTTTTATTTTTTTATGTTTTTTTTATTTATTTTTATTTTATATTTAATAATATAAAATGAGTTTTTGGTCAGCAGATGAGAAAATACCCGTTCAGCAGACGAAGGTTTCTATTCCAGCAGAGCACGGATTGGATTACGAGGCAGGGCAGAAAATTAATATTCATATCCCTCCCACTATTAAGTATTTCCAACCGAAAGAAAGTTATTTAGCATTTGAGGTAGAATTAGAAAATCCTAAGGTCGGAGGAGTTGATAGACCAGTCAGATTGACTTTGGATGGTGAGACAGGTGCACAATGTTTAATCAGGGATATTCGTATTCATTCTGGGGGTTCAGGTGCTGTATTGTTAGAGGAGATACAGGGTTATAATACTCTATGTGCTCTAAGATATGATTATGAAAGTAATGACGCTATCAGAGAAAAGCGTGCTCTCACAGAAGGTGTAGTCCAATACACTCCGACGCAACGAGGCACTTATGGTCAGACTAAGACTGGTATTAATAATACTCGTCTCAATCCATACACAACTCCATACAAGAATAATGTTGATGGCACATTACCAGTAAGTAGAACTAAGGCAGGTGATGGTGATAAGAACTTTGGTGAAGAAGGTAATACAACTCAGGGTTCTCAATATAATAAAGTAAAATGTCTATTGCCCCTACATACAGGTATCTTTTCCTCAGGTAAAGTATTCCCAGCACTTCTAACAGAAGGTTTAAGATTAGAAATTATATTAGAAGACGCAAGCAAGGTTCTCAGACTTCCAGACCAATTACATCCTAATCGTAAAACTACTATGGGTCTCCAATTCCATTCTACCTCTGGTAAAGACAATGAGATAGACACAGCAAGTGGTGTCTGGACTAAATCTGGTGGTAAAGCAACTGATACATTCTATGTTCAGAGAACTAATAATATGATTGATTTAGAAAATTGCCCCTTGGTGATTGGTCAGCGTATTGCTCTGTATAAAGATGTTCTCTGGTCAGACCAGAAATCTAATGCGAAACGCAGAATGATAACTGATGGTGATATGATTATTAAAGGTCTTAGATTTGTTAAGGGTGGTAATAACTCAACTCTTGGAGGTGAGTTCGGTTTATTAGAAATTACACTTACAGCAAGTGTTAAGAACCAATCTGATGAAGATGTTGGTTCTCTATATTTCGTAAAGGATAATTCTATCTTAGAATGTTCCTCTGGAACTATGACACCCGCATCAACGACTATGACTTGTAATTATAAAGTCAAGAATACTGAGATGATATTACAGACACTCACTATGCCTGCTGGATACACTCAGAAACTAATGAGTATGATGGGTGGCGGAGGTGCTATGAATTATGATTTCCTATCCTATACTAACTATAAGTTCTCTCAACTAAAAGGTGATAGAGTTATGAATATGAGACTTCCTCTCAATCAGACTAAGGCAAAGTCAATCTTATGTATTCCTACTGATAGTCAAGTATATTCTGCTCGTCAGTTGATTGGTGGTGAAGATACTACACAGGGTGCTGTATATAATTATAGTAATACTTATCCTGCTGTTGATATGCCTGATAACTATACATATGTTGATACCTATGATTACTATGATAGGCGATTAGTCAGTAATCGTTCTGGTTTAGTTGGTATTGCTGATGAAGCAACTGATTATCAGTTCTTCTACAATGGTCAGTTAAATCCTTCACGATTAGTAGATTTATCTAAGATATCAAGAAGGCACGGCGTCCAACAGCAACCACTTGTAGAATTAGAGAAAGCATTAGCAATGGGAGGTATTAATCCACTTTCATTCTCTAAGTTCCAACAGAACTTCTGTATTGGTCGTGCTCTGGCATTACAGCAAGGTGTCTATAATACTGCTGGCAGAGACTTTAACTTACAAGTGAATTATCAAGGAACAACTACTCCCAAGAAAAATAAACTATGGAACAACTATGTTGCTCACATTCGTAGATTGATGGTTCAGGGAGATGCTGTTGTTGTCCAGATATAAGTGTCCATAGTGTCCAGGGGTAATCACTTGATTTTTTGATAATTTTATTTTTTTCTAAAATTATTTTATATTTAGTATTAATATAAAATGAGTGGCGTTCCGACAACTAATCTTCATATTACTCCGAGTAATGTTTTAAGCGATGGTAAGATATCCTTTGCCTCTGGTAATCCAGTAATACAATTTATTATTGGAGAACAGAGTAGAGGTTTGTTAGGTCAGAGTTTGAGAATGTGTGGTGAGTTTGCTATTTTTAAAGATAGTGGTAAGGCATCTTTATCGGGTGATAAAATTAATATAGACCCTCGCCTTGGTGCATATTCATTCATAGACCAATTAGTTATTAAGTCTCAGAAGACACACGCTGTGATTGAGCATATTAGGCATTATTCTCGTATGATGGCATCATTTGTTCCTTTCACTGCTAATTTAGAAGATAATATGGGTCATCAATCTCAGAGTGCTCTGACTATGCCCAATGCGAAAGTTATGAAAGATAGTGTAGTAGAAATAGAAAGTAATAAAACTACTGCTAATAGTTTCTGTATGCATCTCCCTTGTGGTTTATTTAATGGAACTCAGGCGATACCTCTTGATACAACGGGAGGTCTATTAGTAGAAATACACCTTGCCCCTGATAGTAATGTTTTATTTGATGAAGATGGTTCCCAGACTGCTAATCCAACTGCTTTCTATGAATTAAGTAATGTCTTCCTCTGTGCTGAGGCGGAGATTACTACACCAGGAACTGGAAGTCCTGGCACTTTTGAGTATAATAGTATTTCTTCGTATTTCACATCTATTAATTCTACGAACGCAATTATTAATTTTAATTTAGGATTAAGCAATGTATTAAGTTGTTTCGCTAATATTCTTCCTGCTTTCCAGATTAATAACTTAGGTTTTAATGGTAATGCTACGATGCCTATTACTAATATAGATGGTTCAGTTGCGAATATAGAACAACTTATCTTCACTCGTGGAGGTGAGAAGTTCCCATTAGAATATAATATTGATACTATCCATACTGGCGACCCTCATAAAGACCAGAGAGTTTTAGATAGTCAGATAATCCGTGAAGGTATGTCTGCTATCAGAAAGTTCGCTAAGATGTCAAGAACTATGATATCTCCTACTAATACACACTTAGTTGATTTCGCCAATCCCGCAGGTGCAGCGAGCAACTCAGGTATTAATATTCGTGATGACCAGAGAGCAGAGGGTGGTAATTGCTTTATTGTTGGTGTTAATTATGATGCCATATCTAATCAAGGTGTATCATTCGCTACCCAAGATTTCGGTATGAATATTCAGTGTGGTCTTACGACTAACAATCCTCACGCTGTATTCTTGTTTGTTCATTCTAAGAATACACTTGTCTTTGATGGACAGGGTGGATTACAAGTTATGTCGTAAAAATAAAAATAAAAATTATTTTATTATAATATCTAATTTTAGTAATTTTGCTATGGACACTATGGACAGAAAGAAATATTATCAGCATTCATATCCCTATCCAGATGGTTCTAAAAAGAGAGGAAGAAGAACGAAAGAAGAACAAGAAGAATATATTAAGTCTCAGCAACTGAAAGTAATAAAGAAAATAACTATTCTAACATTTGATTAAGTCTTTTTTTATTAATTATTTTTTAGTAATTTATTTTATATTTATTAATATATAAAATGAGTGCTTCTGCGAACCCTAATGAGAATAACTTACAAGCGATGCCCGCTGGTGGTGCCCCTGGTGGAGC